ACTTTCAAGGATCGTTGTGGCAATTAGCGTTAATTCATCCGATGTTGCTCCGCGCAAGTGATTTTTGTAAATCTTTGCGATAATATAACGTCGATATTCTGAGTCTTCAAGATACCGCGCACCTGTTTCTGATTCTCCCAGCTCGAGGAATCGCCCGCCACCTACTTCCTCCCCATTGATTATTTCTGCAAAAGGCTCTGCTGTGTCATCTCCCTCAAATCCAAAAAGGCCAAGAATGGAAGTAATCCCAACTCTTTCCTGCCCGACGAGTCTACCCAAAACGTCAAGGTTTGAACCGGCGGCGAGTGCAAGGGTCCGCTGCTCCTGCGCCACAATTGAGAGATCATAAAGCTCCTGCGCCTGGTCCACAAAAAGCATTATAAACTTGCAAAGGTTCTCACTGTTTTTAAATTGCCAAAGAAGACGATCACGGGCTTCGCTTAAAAGGTCTTTGCTATCCCTAAATGATATTTCAGCTGGCGGATTTGTTAGTTTACCGGTTGTCATTCGTTGTCAATGGTAATTGTTATCTGAGTTGAATCCCAAGAACTCACTTCATCATATGCGATAGGAATTGTTTCTTCTCCGGTGATATCCTCGCTGTCTGTTGAGATAAAAAGAGATGTTACCTCATGCCCTTCTACAGAGTTCAGTGGGGTAAACATCCTGCTGTAAACCACGTCGGAACCAGGCGGGAACCCGTCTTCATTCCCGAAATCAGTAGCGCCCAATTCATCAGCGCCACCATCAGCGTAGGAGATAATTGCACTCATAATTTTAGATTCTCCGTCAACTGGGAAACTATCATCTGTTTTTATTGTCACATTGACATAGATTGGTATTTCAGTCGGTCGGATAAACGATATTGGATAGGAAAAACTTTGGTCATCAATTACGCTAACGTCTGTGTTTCCATACGCTGTAATCCCTGCAGGTTTTCTATTGTGTATTGTTTCCGCGATAGTATCATCATCGCCACCGACAACAACACACGCGATAGAATGGCTGGGAATACTTCGCGAGTCTGTCACGCTGGTTTCGTTGACATAAACCCTGGCAAATTCCACTCCGCTAATGTCAAGCAGATTACTGTAAATTGATTCCACAACGGATTGAGACGGCGCAAGCGTTGAGATATCCCTTCGTGCTCTCAATTCTTCATCGCTTTCAATACCCATGCCTACAGTTGCGGCAGTCTCGTTTGTTACTGTGAGCCATCCAGAGATTGGATTGACAATCGTTGTGAGTGTTCCGGCAAGAGATTCACTATCACCTGTTTCTGTCGCTGTTGCTGCTACAGTTGCGGTTCCACTCGAAATTGTAACATCTTCATCTGTGCTATAGTAAATTGTCCGCTTACTGTTACAAACAAGAGAGCCTGCATCGATGGTGGTGTCATCTCTCCCCGTAAGCGTGAGCGTTACAACACCGGCCTCAGCTTTCATCCGAGTCAATCCGTTGAGCTGCACCAAACTGCTTTGGTTAGGCCCTGAAGCATTAGATGGATTATATTGATTTGCCACGAGCTGAAACGACTCCCACGCCTGCGCCTGCGCGTCAGAAAAAAGCCCGATCAATTGGCCGAAAACAGACTCACCAGAAACATTCGCGTTGGCAAAGAGTGCATCAAGGCTGGTCTCCAACTCCAACTTAATATCAGCGAGCCGCTTTAAAACAAATCCATCATCTGTGATCCCGTAATCGCTCATAAAGTCTCGTTTATTGTGACAGTAGCCGTCGTGTCGTTTATCTGAATGTCAGCGCTCACAGAAAGAGCCCTGTTGGTGAGGTTAAAATCAAAACTTACAATTTTGTCAACGCCTTCTGTGGCGAGTATCCGACGCCGAAGAATTGCAGCTGCTTCTGCTGGACGGAAAACACGTCCGAGAATACTTTGAAAATATGGCGTCCCAAGATCGGTATTTAAAAACCATTCTCCAAGGTATGACAACAATCTGATTTCAACATATTGCGCAACTTGGTCTTCATCCTGCACCAACACCAGATCTCCATCTTCGGTGTAAATATCATATTCGGAGCTCAATTCCATATCGTAGGACATTATGGACCTCCTCTTTCAGGATCCACGAGAGAGGGTATTGTTGGCGGCAACGGAATTGGTGGAGCTACTGGACAAATGGCTATAACACTACTTCCCTCTGTCAGCGTTCCAACAATGTCAAGATTTCCCGTAATTACAACATCCCCGCATAGGTTAATGGTTGGTGCGGTAATACGTACAGCAGTTCCGGCAACAATGTCGTATGTTCCATTTGCGTATTTTGTGATGTTCAGGCCTGCATATTCGGAGCGGCTCAGGTATGAAGATTGCGAAGAATTCCCGATTGTTAAAACATCTTCACCAGCACCAATCAATTCATTCTTGTATCCTCCGACGCTGGTGTTTTTACCGACAATAGCCAACTCCGTTGAGATCCCGTTCACTTGAAGGTTGCGGTTAACGCCAACTTTCGTGTTTGTATTTTTTATTGCCTCGGTATCAATATCCCCGTTTGTTTTCTGGTGGTGGAAAGATCCCTCTTTTATCCTGAGCTCAGCTTCGTTTTCCCAGATTTGGCACGATGTTGTCCTATCCTCATTCCGGAGTTCCGCACTGTCAATTTGATAATCAACAATTGCTGCTGGTTTTGATATCGGTCCTAAAACTGCAATGCCGTCTGTCCAGTCGTGCATCCTTGCTCCGTGATCTTCTGGCGGGTCTGAATAATCTCCAGACTCTTGCCAATAATCAAGGCCGCGCTCATTGAAGATAAGAAGAACTGTGTCTCCCGGGGTAACCGGCATTGTCAAGGAAAACCCGAGCATCTGCACATAAGGCGTGCTGAGCGGAATTTTAACAAGCTTGGGTCTTAACTCTGTGGTCTCGTTTCCTTCTGTGTCTTTTTTTCGTGCGCGGATAACAGGCACGCACTCCATCATCTGAGTTGATGCGTCAAATGCTTCGACAATAGCAGGGATTGCTGTATGAGTGTCGGCAAGTTGCCTGTCGATAATCTGCCGGAGATAATCAACATCTGTTCCGCTTTTGCTTCCTGCTATATCCATCTTACCACACGCCTCCGATTGTAAAGCTTTGGATTACCATCCCCCAGCTATCCCCGTGAGTCTCACCGGAGAAGTCTATATTGTGAATTTTGTAATCATTATTAAGCGTAGGATCCAACTTTGATTCAAGAGTCACAAGTTCTCCGGGGATTAGCCGCGGATTCATCAACGCTTGAATTTCAACTCCAGCCCGGACCATAAACGGCCCTGATAAAATTGGCTGAGCAGATTGCAATCCAGTTGACGGAGAAACAATATATGTTGTTGGAAGGCTTACTAAGTCACAAACAGCTTGGAAGACTCCATTTTGTACTGACCAAGTAAACTGATATTCGTTTGCAAGGGTATCAAGAATTTGTTGTGTTGAGCCTGATAAAGCGCGGCCTTTTTCTTTAAGATATCCGACAACTGTATCAATAGATCCAATCTCGACACCCTCCATTGTTCCTGCGAGATCTTCGACCACTGTAGATACAGGATATGGCCCCTCATACGTTTTCTGTTGAGAGCTGTAAAGAATCCCCATCGCCCCATCCATGGCCGTTATCTCGATATTAACATCCGGGCCGTCTTGCGATATGATTGAGCTGGTTGTTGTGCCCACAAAAAGCTGAACAAGTTCCGTGTCTTCATGCCCTACAAGGATGGTCACGGGTAGGTTTCTTTCTCTGATTATATTCCGGGTATTCCTACTGAGGTTTGTAATTGTAATTTGTGCAAAATTAGGGCTGCCAAAAAGAGTTTTCTGCACTTCTATAGAGACCTTGAACCCCTTGTAATTACCTTTCCCGGTAATTGTTTTAGAGCCAATTGTAACCTGGATTACTCTATTAAGCATTGCACAGTCCCTATTTCCCCAAGATCATCCGCCCCGTCACCGTCAGAGCCATCAGAAACGATGTAATACATTTTGTGACCGAAAGCATTTCCTGTAAATTGGCGCATAAGGTCTATTCCAGGAACAAGTTTTATCCCCTCAACTATCACTTCTTCGTCGCTATTATAAATGTCGATGTACCATCCATCCATACGATTGTAATAAGTCCGAAATTTGAAATAAGTGTCATCAACCTGCGTCGTGACAATCCGGCACCCGTCGTTTGTGAGAGGTAAAGTAATCATGTTGTTGAGACAATCCCTGCATCAATTTGAGTTGAACCTGCCTTATCAACAGCAGCACCTTTTGACCCAGTTGATCCAGAGTTTAGCTGTGAAGCTGCAATGGCAATAGATTCAGTGTTTAGGAGTATTACTTGTTGAAATGTCAACGTATAAGCAAGTGACCCTGTATCTGTAGGGCCGGACCCTGGATGATCTGCAACGATCGAAGTAATGAGCATATTGCCATATGTTACATGCTCAGTTGTTAAATCCATTGGTACACGCGCAACCCGTAGCGCGTCGAGTTCTTCAAGCGCGGCAATTGCATTTTGCGCCATTACAGAATTGTCATCGTCCACATTCGACATATAACAATCAACTGTAATAACTCGAGGGTTCAGGATAACATGCTCGACAACATCTTCCTCCGTCCCTTCAATTGGATAAAGAGTAGGCGTGGCGCTCAAGTCGTGTTTTTCGCTTATTTTAACATCAAAAAGGATTCCCACAATATCAGGTTTTGCCGTCCGGCTCATCGCAACGCTACTCATCTAATCGCCCCCGCGCTACCCGTTTGCATTGTTCGCGCCATTGGGTTCTGCAATGCCCTGACAATTGCACGTGCCGTTTGTGCTGGAGTTTTACTCCCGTCAACAACAATTTCAATGTTGTTTGTAACGCCAGCAGCATTATTTGTAACAGTGTTCACGCGGTCTTGCTTACTCCGCCCAGGAACAGAACCGACAACACCGAAGTCAGGCATAAACGTGGGAAGTATCCCTTTTATTGCAACGCCCATCTTCCCAAAAACATCAATAAGCTCATTTGCTTTTTGAGGGTCAACTTCTTTTTGTTTTTGATCTTCAAGCCATTCTTGAACTGCGAGGTCAATCATATTCGCGACAGCCTTGTTACCACCGCTGGCATTTAAAGTTGTGTTGTGAAGTGATTCTCCTCCTACATTATACTCTTTTTTTTCATTCTCTGGAAAATTAGTTTTTAATCCACCAAGAATATTGTCAAATAAAGAATGAAATCGTTTAATTGTCTCTGTGAATGGAATTAAAGGAAACTGCAACCTACTCTCTAGTAAAGTGGTTTGCTTAGGGATAGCACGTGAAGAAACTTTTCTTCCCTTTGGGAAATCCGTTTGATTGCGGATAGCAGACGAATATACTTTTGTTTTTTTGATGTCACCGAAGAGTTGTGGAGGTAACTGTATTTTTTTTTGTTCTGGGATGGAAGGTAGTTCTTTTTTTTGCTTTTCTTGCCAAAAAAAAGGTTGTGGTAATGATTTCCTAACCTTTGCTGCAATTGCTGCAGGTGGAGAAATCTTATTTATAATAGCAGAACCTACTTTTAGAAAACTATCATATACACTTGAGGAGGTATCTGGGGAAGATCCGTCTTCACTTTGTTTTTCTATTCCAGTAAATTGAGAATAAATTTTGTCTGCGACTTCTTGAAATGCTGCCGTAAACATCTTCGTGACTTTAGCCGCGATTGGCTGAAAAACAAATGTCACAAGAAGATCTGAAATCTTATCCCATAAATTAGCAACTCTATCCCAAATTGAGGACAGTGTTTTGTCAAATTTATCGTCATCCCCTTCAACTAAGGCTGTCATTAAATCGTTAAAATCATCAAAAAGCCCACCAAAAACACCATGGAACTTTTTGATAATCATATCGCTGTTTCGGACAGTCCACCCAGTTAATGCCGTGGTAATCTTGGTCATCCCCGGCATTAATGAAAGTCCAATTCTGTTTTTTAGGCCAGTGAAAACCGCCTCAATATCTGTAAGCGAATCCTGTAGCTCTGCTGCTCGTTTAGTATCCTCAGGCGTAATAATTGCACCATAGGACTTGAGGACTCCGCCAAGGCGCTCGTATTCTTTCCTTCCTTGAGCTGCAAATCTTGCCATTCCTTCGGACAAACCAAAATAATCCGCTACAATCCGAGCTTTTTTAGGATCTGTTTTATTTAATTTTGAAACAATATCTGAGATCTCAAGGAGCATCTCAGACGCATCTTTAAGCTCTCGTGTTTTTCCCTTGAAGGGGGTCAGTCCAAAAGCGGCGAATGGAGCAAAAAATGTTCCCGGCTCTGGGCTTGCAAGGACTTTTGTCAGGCTGGAAAGAGCGCCACGGACATCGGCAACAGACCCCCCTGCGTGCTTTGTAGCAAATTCGAGTTTTTGAATTTCTGCGACATTGACACCGATTGATCTGGAAAACTTCCCAGTTTCATCCAGTTCAGCAGAAATCCCCTTTGTAAACATCCCGATAGCTGTTGAAATTGCACCGACAGCGGCACCTGCCACAAGCGCGCCGCGTTTTATCCTGTCAAGCGTGACAGTAAACCGCTTCGCGTCGTGGTCATCTACCTTAAAACCTAAAATTGTGACTAGTTCGTCGGTTACTGCCATTTCATTTATCCTTGTTTGATTCGCTTTCTATCCATTGCTGGAGATCAAGAGCGTCGTGCATGTTCATCAGGTCGCTTACAGAAATGTCACCGTTAAGCAATGATTCGTATTTGCACATCCCTGCTATGACCGGCCTTGTTAAAAAATACAGGTCTACATAGTCTCGGGGGAGCTTAATCCCACTGCCTGCATTAGAGCAGACCAAGCGCCCCCGCTTTGTGCCAAAAAACCCTTGGTATTCTCCCACACAACCCAACTTGCCAGGGGGTAAATGTCCCCGCCGTACGCTGAGAAATGTTTGTCAAATACAGTTTTGTCAAGGGTTGTATTTCCCAATTTCACATTGCTGACAAGATCGAGGATAAGCCCCGGAAGTCGTTTTTCATCAACTCCTTGCAAGGCCCCGGCAATTATCGACATTGCTGTCACTTTGTCACCGAGGTCCTGCGGGAGCAATTTACCTGCAGCTCCGCCAAACATGCTTAGGAGTTTCGCGTGCAGCGCCACAGCTTTAATCGGTGGCAACAGCACGGTAATGTATTCCCTATCATCAATTTTCAGAGTTTTAATGTTGTCCATGATCAGCTCGCGTCAGAAGTTAAACGCTCAAATTGAAAAACCCATTCCCGTTGTTCCATGGCATTGCTTCCGGTGGGCGTCGGGGCAATGGTTACGATTGATCCACCAATTCCGCTGTGCGTTTCTCCAGATCCAGCATGCACAGTGCAGGTTAAATCTGGGAATGTGCCAGATTGCTGTTGTGTGACAATTCCGGCAAACTGATCGTTTGTGGTACTGGTCGGTTTCAGCCTGATGGTAATTTTCCCGGTGAGGTCAAACGCGATTGAAGTCCTGGCGCCATCTGCACCCTTGTTCATGCTTGCTTGGTCACCACCACTTTCAACGGTGACGCATGTTCCTTCAGCAAAATCCACACTTGATACGCCATCAACTACAACTGCAGTGATGTTTTGCGCATAATATTCCATTCTTGCCATTTAAAACTCCTTTTTATACGTACGCATCGACGTTGATTGTTACAGAGTGTACAGCACCAGACAAATTGACATCAACAGCGATTCCCGGCCAAATCCTATCCGAACGATTCGACTCTGAAACATCTCCTGCGAGAGGAATATCAATTGTGTATGCAGGCTCTGTTGTAATCTCCCCTGTCTGGTCGTCGGTACTGTTCCGAGCTGTCAGCGCTCCATTATTTACAAAGCGATAACAAGATTTGCTTATTGCGGATTCGAGAATCAGATGACCTTTTGAATTAAACGGGATTCGGTCATTTTTCAGGAAGGCATTGTAAATATACGTTTCGATGGTATCGACAAGGCCGTCAAGATTGTACCTCTCATCAATGTACCAGCTCGAGCTTGCGCATGTGCCATCCCGAAAAGTTCTGATATCTGTTTGAACGCTGGTGAAGGTGTTTATCCGTTTCCCTTGGAGAATAAGCCACTGCGCAGAAGTAATTCCAACAGTCGGAATTCCTGGAAGATCTTTGAATTTGGTTGTAATAACACTTTCGGCTTCGTCAAAATCAACAGATTGCAGGCGGGCAAGAATTGACACTTCCGGATAATATTCTTCATCATCATGATACACAACAAATGATCGTGAGTACCCGTTTTTGTTCATGTCGCTACCGATATCGCTGTCAATATCAGCACTATAACACAATACATCGTTTGAGCAAATGCCAAGAATTTTACTCTCTGTTTCGATATATGCAGCAGCAAGGCGTGGTTTCCAATTAGTAGCAAGCGTACTTGCATCATCTCGGAATTCACTTGTTAGGGCGCACCCGTACCAGTTCATGCTACCACATTGAGCAGCATCATCCAGCTTGCTTAATTCGTCGGCAATCCCAACAGGGGTGTATCCTGCAACGATTCGCAAATCGTCGGTATCGTCGTCATCGGAATCAAGTCCATTGAGGAAACCTGCTCCGCTGATATCTATCCCGGTAACTCCGGCAGTCAATGCGGATACTGCAGAATTGTCGCCAGTCGTACCAGATGTAAATATGAAATTGTCTGAATCGGTAGCATCATACACGCAAGATCCGGCAGACATTGCAGTTGTAATAATCGTCGCAACATCGTCAAAATCAGTGGCGGTAGAAAAATCACAAGGCCCGACTTCTTCCGAAGCCCCATCAAGAGAAATGGAAAAATATCCATTACTGACAGCGGAAAAGGTGGTTGCACTTACTCCAGTCTCAAGCGTTCGAGTTTCCATAAATCCTGCCATCGGATCGGTGAACACTCGGCCAATAAGAAGATATACGGGGTGCGGGTCCTGAGAAAAAAAGTCACGCGCGGCTTTGTATGCTTCCTGTGTGCTTGTAAAATCTTTAAGAACTCCATCAAGATCTGTATATGCAGAAAAAGGAGTTCCCTGGTCGTACGGCGCGTCAGTAGTAGCGACCAGGAGTTTTGAGAAATCTGTGGTAGATGCCGTGGCTGCCTTGGTAACGTTTACAGTTACATCAATAGAGCGTGGCAACGACCGTTCGTCGCATGTTGACATTATTATTCATCCCTTGATATAGTGACAACCTCGTCACCATTGATTGTTATTTCTGCACTCGTTGCAAATTCAGGTGCAAATATATCTGTGACAATTACATCAAACGTCATTGTCATTGCTGCTCTTTCTTCCCATTCTTGGCCGTCAATCACCGGGACATCTATTATCTCACCAGTGGGGCCACATATCCCCATTTCTGCGCTATAAAAAAACAACTCTGCGCCTATTGAATCAAAACTGCTGGTAAGGCGCTGGAGAATTGTTCTCGGATCTGTTCCCCCAATGTATTGAATTGAGAAAAACAATTTAGCATATCCTGCAACGGTCTCCTCTTCATCGCTGATAATCGTTTCAACCGGGTGAGGATACCATTTTGTGCGGATCAATTTGATGCTAAAATATGATTCATTCGGCTGATCTGCGTTGAGGCCAGAAAATAGAACCTGCTTGTCTGTGAAGATCTTCTTGATCCACGTTCTCAGTGATTGTCGGCAATCTTCAATATCAGGCATTCATTACCGACCTTTCGTTGATTTCTGCGCAAATATACCGGTAAAATCCACCGTTTGAAGATTCTCCCCATTTCCCTGCAGGATTCACTCTGTAAACAATTCCGTTATATCTGAGATAAGAAGCCCCCGGAGTTAATTCAGCGAAAGAATGAACAAGCTTTGCTCCATCAGTTTTTTCACCCTCCGGCATGTAGACAATCGTTTCAGGAGTCACTGGTTGGATCACACCTTTTATTGTGTAGTCGTCGCCCAGTGTTTTAACAGCCCGCCCATCAACGGTGATCGTCGAGACATAAAAAACTGTCAATTCCTGCTGAAAAAGTGAAATTATAGAACGAACCTGCGGAAACATTATCTCACCTCGAATGTTACAGATTGGCGCATTAGGCCAGTGTCAATCAACGGATTCGAAGAGCCTTTTGCTGCTATTGTTGCTGCAGAGTTTGGAGGTGTATCAATATCAACGATCTTCTGTTGTATCGCGGCAACGGCTTTCAGACCTATTTTATCAGCTTCGTCTTTAAACTTTGCACCGGCGTTCACCCTCTGGATGGCTGCCTCAATCAAAGGTTTTGAATCTTCGATAAATTCAGGACCACCAGTTCGTAAAAAAGACCGCTCCGGGACGCCTATTCCGAACTCATTTTTTATGGCAACGTCGATAACTTTCTTGCCATCAGGATAAGTCATTGCTGCAGCCTCTGAGCCAACGGGGAACCCGACAGCAATCTCAGCTCCGCCATTGTATCGCTTGAGCAGTTTATTAACCCACCCAGGTTTTGACTCTCGAAATGTTACGGCCATGTCACGACCCTAGCTGCGGTAAAAGTTGTTCGTTTAAGCCTCAGGAACTCACGGCCGTAACTTGTTGAAGACCAATAAGCGTCGGTCGCGGATGTGAACGTGTATGACCCAAACCCAGTGGAAAGCCCGTCGGCGCTTGCAGAAGTTATATTTGACAAGCCCGTGGGATTCCCTGCAAGAGTCTCCTGTCCAAGTGCTAAAAGATGAGCAGTAAGGTAATAGACAGCAATATCGTATCTATCACCCCACGCGCTTTCATCAAGCTCGTCTTCCGCATCCCCAATAAAAATTTCAATCCGGGATTCTTCGAGATCGTCAAATTCAGGAAATCTTGCCTGTAAAAGGGACGCGGTGACGGTCATTCGCTCTCCTCGGTCTCAAAATCTCCAGCAATGAGTTTATCATACGCCGCTTTGATCCCGGCCTCACTGTTTCGTTTGTCCAACTTCACGAACTCTTCAACACCGGACTTTTGCAGGGCCTCAAGCATGAATTCCTTCGTGCTCAGAGGCGCCTCATTATCAGGGGGAACCTCTCCGCTTGAGGCAACCGATCCCGCTTTTTTTATCGCACCAGTAGTGAAATAGTGCTGGACAACCGGAGCTTGTTTCCTTGCCTGCATGATTAGATCTGTATCGGCATCGAGCGGGATGCCTGGGATGAAAATCATTTTAACAGGTCGCCCAGTTTTCTCGTCCCGAACATTGATACTGATCTGCTTTTCAGTTGTGTTGATATACATAGAAACCTCGCTGTTGTTTGTTAGATCCCATCACGATAAACACCTGAAAGCGGATACCGCCACTCAGCGGGTCCGAGCCGATAAATACCGGGAACCTGATACTCATACCCTTTTATTTGCGGCGCAAGAAACTGCAAGGGAACCGGGATGTGCATTTTTTGTTTTATCGGATCTTTCTTGTAGATCACCATCCGTTTTGTGGAACTGGCACCCATTTTTTCAAGGTGCAGATAAGGCTGGATTTCAAGAGGTTGGCCAGTCGCCGCAGTGTAGGCGTTCTTCGCCTTGATAAACTCAAGGATTGTGGTATCGTTTACGGTTCCGAGACGCTTACCAGCGATATACATATATGAGCTGGACGGCAACGCAACGGTCCCTGGCATGTCAATGTTTTTGGTTTGAGCCCAAACATCGCCAATAGCATCGTTTATATCAAAAAGGATTTCATCCGCTGTTTTGGTTTCCCAAGTTGCGGTAAGTGCTGCCCCGGCAACTGCATTCGATGTCGGAACACTGGTGTTGTTAAACAGGCCAGTCCAACCCTTATTAGTGTCCCCGGAGAGGGAAACGATGTCAATGTGTTGCTCAAAGGCTTGGCGGCATACCATCGCGCGGGAAGCATCAAGAGATTGGCCAGGGACAACAGAACCGTTTGCGGCTGCATATTGCGCAGTCATCAGCTCTTCATACGTGTATTTGTATCCGATACCAGCAGACTCAATAGGAGAAACCCCGCGAGAGAATCCGATATCAGCAATTGGAATATCGCGTGCGTTACCTGAGAGGAATTGGCCCATCCCAACCATATCGACGGAATACAGCTCAATCGTTCGCGCCCACCCTGCAGAGGTGTCAATTGCTCCAGGGGCAAAGGCGTTTTGATACAGCGGCTTAGTGTATTGCGTGGCGTAGAGCTGTTTTTCCACATACGCAAGATTTGATTGCAGAAACCCCATAACACCATCGGCGTCAGTTTTAATACTCATCATCAAACTCCTTGTCTCAATTTAATCACACCGATTTCCCCGGCAGTTGTGGTCGTTTCCCACGTCGCCCCGGTAACGATGTCTGCTGTTGCCGCTGAATCATCATCAACATCTGCATCAGTTCTGAAGCTTCCGAGAGTGCTGCCTGTATTTGCGGCAAATCTCAGGTAAACAGTGTCTCCGGGGGAACATCCATCTTCGCAAACCGCATAAACATAGCCGTTGGTGATAATGTCGTGGAATGTTCCGGGTTCACTGGCTGCGGTGCTGGCGTTGTCAGAATTTGAGCGGGCAAGCGTCCTGTGTACAATCCCAATAAAATCTCCACCTGTTGCAGCAGGAACTTTTACGGAATTGTCCTTTGCACCACGGACAACCCCGAGGCCGAATGAAATGGCGGTGTCAGTGATTTTACTCACCCAGTCGTCAAGAGTCCCGACGTGAGCAAAGTTACCGGCATACCCTTCATTGAAATATTGTGAATAAGTGGACTGAATTGCAGTCATTATTTTTTACCTCCGAAATTTACAAGTCCATCAACATATTTAGAGCGTGCATCATTGACAACTCCATCGACCTTTGCGTTGGCGAAAAGGTCACCCATAGCATTATCCCTTACCACAAGTTTTGATGTTGCAGCAGCAGCATAAAGGCCGTCAATATAATCAGCGGATTCCCCGTCAATCTTGATATCTGGATAAACCTTTGCTACACAATCTTTTTTAATGTCGGCGTCTGTTTT